ATCTCGCGCCGCAGAGCGCCCTTGACGCCCTGGACCTGGAGGTCGGCTTCGACCATGAACTCGTCCTTGTTCTCGTAGTATGTCTTGATCCAGTGGTAGCAGTCCCGGAGGTGCGGCTTCCACCAATAACGGTCCACATTCCCCACCACGTCCTTGATGAATTCTTCCAGGGACTCCCAGATCCGTTCCAGCATATCGTCCGTGCGGACACCGGATCCAAGCGCCTTGCCATCCGCATTCTCGGTAAAGCCGGTCACCACCGGGATCAGAGACTCAAAATACTTGGCGCACTCCAGAAGCTTGTCCAGGTTGGACGGGACGGTGAACAGTTCAATCGGCTTCCCGGTAGCCCCAATTTTCTTGCCCACGCCCTTGTCCCGCCAGAGCCACGTCTTGCGGCCACGGATGGTCAGGTCCTTATTCTCGATGGCCCCTGCGTCGATCATCGCCTGGAACCCAGAGGTATCGGCCAAAGCATCGTCAATCGAACGGCATATGTTGATCAGCATCTCGCAGACTTCAAGGCCAGACTCACCGGCCCCGACGCCAAAGATGCTGCCCGGGTCAACCCGGAACGGAATGAAGTGGACGTACATCCGTTTGGGCTGGAACTTGCGCTTGGACACCTTCAGAATATGGTTCCCGCACCACCAGATTTCCCAAATACCGTCTATCAGAGCGTTCTTCTGGGCCTTGTCGAGGCCCTTGAAGTCCCGATGCCCAATGACGACACCTTCGTCGTTGGTGATCTCCAGTTCTTTAATGTGGGACTGGATGTCTTCGCCCAGGTCTTCCATCGCCTGGCAGTTCAGAACACCAATGCGCCGCCACACGATGTAGCGATTCAGCATCGCATTGCTGATGTTCGTCGGGAACGGGAAGATTTCCCATCTCCGGAGGTTACCGGCCCAGTTGCCGTCCGGCATGTCGATGATCAGGTCGGCCAGTTCGCTGTTGATGAAGGTCGGATCGTCCTGAAGACTCCGGATCTGGTGGGCAGACATGACGTGGTGGACATGGACGTATTCCAGGCCCTGTTGGAACCGGGTGTTGGGGTCCGGGTAGACCCGCTTCGGGTCGATGAACTCCCACATCGGCTTGCGCACGTCTTCCTTGTCGATCTCCTCGTCGCCATCATTCCACCGGAGCGCTGGCTGGCGGAGCTGGGTCGGTCCAATCACCACGGAACTGCCTAGCGAGGAAAGTTGGGTACACATCTCGTCCATGCAGTTTTCCAACTCCATGGCTTCGTGAATGTCCTCGAATTCTTCCCGCAGACGAGACACGCGCCGTTCTTCTTCCTTCGGGTCCATCTGGGTCCGGCGTCGGGGGCTCGGCTTGATCTCCCAAGGACGGCCCTGGAGGGGGCAGACCTGCTTGTAGAGCTTGGCACGTCCAATCTGGACGATGCGAGGAAGACGCCGGTAGAAGAATGTGGACTCTTCGTAGCCTTCGCGGGGCTCATTCACATCCTTGCCGCGCAGATACTTTTCGATCTTGCACCACGCCCACTCTTTGTCCCGGCGGGCGTCATCGGAAAGCTGAATCTCGTTCTCGAACTTGCCGATGAGCTTGCTAGCGCCTTCAACCTCGTCCAGGTTGTCGTGCGCCACTTCTCCAATCGGCTTGTCGTCGGGCGGGGCGCTGTTCGGGCCAGACATGGGAGGCTGAAGGGACATGAGCCCGCCGCCCTGCGGGGCGCTCGGCATCCTTGCCGCAGCCATTGACCCCAATCCCACACCCGATGGATAAGCCACAGCCACTCTCCCAGGGCTCATCATAGCAGGGTGTATACTTTTTATCCATAACGGTACTTTTTACACATGACTACTTTTTACACATGACTACTTTTTAGTCATAGACTAAATTTTACCTCTTGCGCGGTTGCCACATGGAGGTATACTTCCTTTTGAGATGGTCGCCGTGCCAAGCGCCGCCACTGTCGGGTCCCCCGAACTGAGAAGCGGGGGATTTTTTTGTTGCGTCATCACCCCATCAACCTACACTTGTAGTTGGAACGCACCCCGAAACTTCTCAGCGGGCAATGCGTAGGGCAATTTGAGCGGCATACCCCGTCTTAGCATCCCTTCCAGAGAATACAATTCCGATTCCGGGGTAATTGCCATCCCGGCGTGTGGCCTTGGACCAACTACCCACACGAATCCCCCGAGTCATCATCCCGGCAGAGGGGAAACCGCCAGGCTTTTTGGGCATAGCGACGAGAGGTTACAGCTGACCGGGCCTCGTTTGAGTCGCCGGGATGAGTGCTTACGACACCGTGGCTCCACGCCAGGATGTTTTTGCATTGGCTCCCTGGAAATGGGGGCCTGTGCCCACTCGGCCGTTCACCATCCAGGATGTTGTTCAACAATACTGATAACAATAGTAATCAGTAGGTGTGACCGAACTGGTCAGTGATCGGTGGGGATCCACCAGCACGGAATTTCGACCACTCCTTGATCTCAATCGGTTCCTCGAACGATTCAGCCGTCATCCAAGGGGGGAAGTCGTTCAGAATATGAGAATACTGGTTAATACCACCAACTCCATAGCGCAAACTCGTGATGATATCGTATTTCCGGCTCGGAGTTTCCTCCATCGGGCCATCGCCCTTCTTGTTCCACTCGTAATTTGCGTATTGGTCAATCAACTTTTTTAAATTCTTGCTAATAAATAGGCGGTTAGTGCTAAATCTGTGCCACAGGTTCCCCATCCCAGTCAAAAATGAGTTGTCTGCCTTGATAAACTTACGTTTATCTTCGTCGATGTTCTCCCAACCTGCACCATGGGCAAGAGTCCAGTATTCCTCAAGGATCTTTTCGCCGTCTTTCTGGGCAACCTGGTCCGAAGCAGGGTCGATCATGAACGTCATAGACCGCCCCCAGCGGTCCAGCTCGCCGTAGTGGTAAACCGGAGGACGGCGGTCCTGTTCGTAGTCCACATAGCAGTAGACAACATCGGCCATGGGGTCCAGAGCGAGCCCTACGGCGGCCGTAGGATGGGTCCAGCCAACATCCATACCCCCCAGGAACTTCCACCGCTTGCCAATGGAGATCAAGGCGGGGTCGTAAAGGATGTCCTTGGTAGGGAACGGGAAGATCAGGCCCGAATTCGAGGTTGCATGGCCCTGGGTTCTGGCTGCAAGCATCGCCGGATCATGCGACCAGCGGCGAATGTTGCGGGCCTTCACCTCTTCTGAGATGTGGTTGATGTCATCATAGGTCATGTAGACCAGGAACACGTCCGGACCTTCTTCCTCCATGGACTTCACAAAGGGTGTTCGGCCGTGCTGTGGGCAATACGAGCAGTAGATGTAGCCGTTGGTGGTGGACATGCGGGCCTGGATTTCGTCAAGGATCTCCAGGGGGCATTCCTCATCGATCCATGCCCTGTCACCAGTCCAGGAGGCCAGGGCCCCTGTCTCCATGCCGTGCGACTTGAAGGCAATCAGGGACGTTGTGTCGCTCGGGACGTGCTTCACCCGAACCATGTCAATGGCACCGGAAACAGACTTACGAGTCGGCTTGTCGATGATGTATTTCGAGTTGATCAGGGCCTCGTCACCCGGCTTGTCCGTCCACCCGGGCTTGTCGATGTTGGGTCCAAACAACTTTTTCTGGGCCGAGTCTCGGGTCAACTCGGTAGTTTCACCGACCACCCAAGCGTTGATGCCTCGGACTGTGCGCGGGCCCCGATACCACTCCGGGTAGATGCCCGTGGCATCCCAAGCAATGTTTACGGCCGCAGCGAGCGAGTTGTGGGTAGGGATGAAGTCTCGGGTCATGAACAACTTTTCGTCACCGGTGATGGTGATACAGGTGCATTCTGCTGGATCAACTTCCTTGAACCCAACCATCAAACGTGGCTTCCCCCTGGTAGGGGCCTTTAGCCTGTCTATCTTTCGCTGTAGGCGGAAAAGGGGCAAGGTGGATTTGCCGATGTAAATATCCCAGGAGTCGCATGGCGTCCTATGACCATCTGGATGGACGCAGTGTTTGAGTTTATAGGTCAAGGTGCAACGTTCACCAAGGCTTCTTAGTATCCATGCAACATCGTTGGCTAATCTCACGCTTGTTGATGTGAAACTGGCTTGTCCCCCCTTATCCACAGTCCCATCTGAATCCATGAGACCCTGGATTATTGCAATACGATCTTCTCTTGGCGCATATTTATAGATTTCTGGAACAAATGTAGTCTTTGAATTTTGTCCCATCAGTCCCATTCCCTTAAGCGCCTCCATGACCTCGTTTTTCATCCATCTCCCATATTCTCCATTCGTCAAATAGAACCCAATATCACCGTGCCTTGTCATCTTTGATATAGGAAGGTTTTCTCTGAGATATTCCACCAATTCAGGATCTTTTGATGTGAAACATACTGATCTTGTGGTCATCCCCCCATCGCCAATCAATAGACCAAGGGCATATGCGTCCATTGGTAGGTTTTCCTCACTAGAAAACTCTGCGAAAGATTTTGGTACGCCATAAGTGAAATAATTTGATGGGTTAATACCACCCGGAAGGATTATTTCTCTTAGAGTCTTAACTACCCACCCATTTTCTCTCTTCGCCTTGCGTGGATTTAATGCTTTGACTTTCCATAGGTGGTCCAAGTCGCTTCTGCACACTGTACCATCATTAAATGTTATTTCCCACACCTCTCTAACCCCTTGTGGGTAAACACCAGTCACCCTTTCTGCACCACCAGATGGAGTGCAAACAACGTCACCCTGTTTAATGGATCCCATTTCAACATACCCACTTGGGGTAAGAACTAATTCATTATTCGGGAGAGCCTTTCCCGAGTTGGATACCACTATGTTGTTACACACGAAGGCGTGGTCATGGTGGTCGATGTTGATGTCCCAGGTAGGCTCGTAGCCAATCTTCCCCTCGTAGGTCAGCTCGGACAGTTCCGCATGG